GAAATAACAGACCAAAGCTAATGGGATATACTGAAAAAACAGTTTTATTAAGAGGTTTGGATTTTGATTCTGGTAGAACATCAAATCGAAGTGCTGGAGGTGTAGCAGGAACAGGTTCTATAAATCCAACAAACAGCGAACCAACTACACAAAATAATAGTGTAACAAAAGTATTTACAGAAGAATTTCTTGATTCTTATACTGCAATACTCACAGTTACAAAAAATGGAGGAGTATTACCGGGTGTTACTCAACAAATATTAGTTTTCCAAAATGGTCAATTATTAGTTGATAGTCAATATACTGTAGCTGGTTCAAATATTACTATTGATTCAGTCACACATTACGATGGTTCTAATTACATCATATTCTTTATAATTATATAATGGAACAAATACCTACACCAAAGAAAGAAAAAAAGTTTTTAAAAGCCATTGTGCGCGTTGCAGGTGTTTTAGTGCAAGAGCTGGCACTTGGTTTAGGAAGAAAATACATAGGTAAAATGATAAACAAAATTAAGATTCCAAAGAAAAGAGAAACACTATCCTTTCTCCTTCTCCTCTCCTGCACCTTTGCCTTTGCCCAGTATCCAGCAACGGGGAACAAACAGAGACTTGGTTATCAGACTACGGGAGATGGTCTTGTTTTTAGGGGAAGGTCAAACGATACAACGGCTTTAAAACCTTCTACTTTAAATAATGCCTACCATTTATTTGACACAGTTAACAATGTCTTATTTAGCTATATTAAGACTAAAGGAGGATGGCAGTTTAATAATAGCGATACAGTCATTGTAAACAACAATTTTTCACAGCCTGTTGATTCATTATTTTTTAAAACAAGTGTATCTCCAAACAATGTGGACACTGCTAAAATGCGATGGGATTCTGATTTAGCTACGGTGGTTTTAGGAATGTATGACCAAGTGCCAAACGAAATAGGATTTAAAAACTTTTGGTTAGTTAAGAATCAAACAGGATCAACTATTACAAAAGGCAGCATCGTGTATGCTAATGGCACGGTTGGCGCAAGTGGGAGAATAACAGTTGCAAAGTTTATAGCCGATGGCACAATAGATGCAAAGTATTTGCTTGGAATAACTGCTCATGATTTAACAGATGGTGAAGATGGCTATGTTATTAGCTTTGGCAAAATAAGACAAGTCAACACCGATACCTTTGCGGATGGTGCAATCCTTTACCCATCTCCAACTACGGCAGGTGTTTGGACAGATGTTGAACCAGTTGCTCCTAACATTGATATGCCAATAGGCTTTTGTATCAATTCTCATGTAAATAATGGAACGATTGCCATTCGTGTAGCATCGGGTTATAGTTTAAACGAATTGCACAACGTGGCAATTACCTCACCAGTTGAAAAATCAAGTTTATTTTATTCTGATGGATTATGGAGAGATACAACTGCTGCCTTGTTGGTCAGCGATACGGCAAGTATGTTGACAAATTATTTGCGAACAGGTGTTGCAGCTGCGACATATCAAACAAAGCTTACTAACCCAATAACAGGCAATGGCTCTAATTTGTACTTTCCAATATTTACAAGTAGTTCAAATATAACTCAATCATTATTGAGATGGGATGGAAATTCAATACCAAATAGTACATTTATTAATGATTACAATTACAATCAATTTAGCGCGCTCGCAGGTACTGGAACAAGGATGGTAGTTGCAAGTTCAACAGGATTGTTATCTACCCAAACAATAGGCGCATCTGTTTCAACTTTTAGCGCAGGCACAACAGGATTTACACCATCTACGGCAACAAGCGGAGCAGTTACATTAGGTGGCACGTTAGCTATAGCAAACGGAGGTACAGGCGCAACAACTGTATCTGCTGCAAGAACGGCTTTAGGCGCAACGGTAAGAGGGGCTAATGTATTTACTTTACCAGACATTGACCAAATTTCTTTTATTAGATATAACGCAAATAATACAGTAAGTCAAAGGACTGCTGAAGGGATTAGACTTGATTTAGGAGGTACAACTATTGGACAATCGATGTTTATGCTTACTAATCCATCTGCCGTGACTTTCCCTCGATTTAACGCTGATAATACGGTTTCTGCTTTAGATGCTGCAAGTTTTAGAACGGCAATCGGAGCAGGAACAGGAACGGGAACTGTTACAAGCGTTACAGGTAGTTTACCTATATCTTCATCTGGAGGAACAACTCCTAATATTACAATAGCTAATGCTGGGGCATCGACAACAGGTGTAGTAACTGCATCTACTCAAACATTTGGAGGTGCTAAAACATTTGCAGGAGATATAAATGGTAGTTCAGCTTTAAATGTTACTGGTTTTAGTACATTAACAGGCGGTGCAAGTATAGGTACAATGGCTACAACATCATCTTTAACTCATATTCTTGGTGTAAATAGTAGTAATGCAATTGGTGAAATAGCTTTAGGTAGTGGTTTTAGTTTAACAAGCGGTACATTAAATTTAGGAGGCTTTACTTTGGCTACATTAGATTTCCCGAACACTAGCGCACAAAGTTCAAGCGATTTAACAATATCTTACACCGGAGCAGCTGTATCACATCCGGTAATATTAGCTGTGCCTGATGGTTCAGCACCTGCAAATACTAATTATACTGCTTGGGTATCAGCTACTAATACAGTTAAAGTTAGATTTAACAATTATAGTAGTGCCTCAGTAAATCCTTCTTCTGGCACTTTTACAATATTTGTCTTAAACTTATAACATGAAATCAATAATACTAAAACTTTTTTATCAAGGCTACGAGTTCATTGCCTTCTCCCTCTGCTGCGGCTTCATTGCTTCGTTCTTTATCCCTATCAAAGGCTTTCTGCTGTTTACGGTTGCCGTTGTTTTTGCAGACACAATCACGGGAATCAAGGCATCAAAGAAGCAAAATCAAATTATAACCAGTAAAGGACTTTATCGTACTACTGAAAAAATAGTAATCTACTTTGTAGCCATTCTTATTTTTGAAGGTGCAAAAAATACCTTTTCAATTCCATTTCCAATAACCTACATGGTGGCAATGATGATCTCTGCAACAGAATTATTTAGCGTGGCGGAAAACATCAAGCGGATTACTGGCGTTGAATTAGGGACATTAATATCAAGATTTTTCAGACGTTAAAAACAAATAATATGCAGACTAATTTAAAAGAGGTTTTAAAAAGCGCAGACACAATCAAAAGTCCAATAGGTGACATTGCTTGTTATTCTATGAACATAGCGGAACTTGCCGGAGAGGTAAACGTTTTTATGGAAGGCAACAAGGTTAAATTTACATGGAGAGAGTACATTAAACTTGCTCAAATCATTTGGGATAAAATAAAGGAAACAAGCCGTGAATGCGGAAGCAAAGAAATTTCGGTTACTTTACCTCCAAAATTATCAATCGTAGGCGCAGCTTTTGCGCTCATCGGGTTTAAGTTATAGGCGCAGAGAATCGCTACCTTAGTGCCGAGGGGAGTAGATTAATTTCTATTCCCCTTAAAAATATAAAATATGAAAGCAAATGAATTTTTAATATGCCTTGATGCCGGGCATGGTGGCATGAGAAACGGAACGGGCCCAGAGAAATATGTTACCTATCCTTCCAAGTGCTACCAACATCGCACAGGCAAGTTTCATTCCTATGGATGGTTTTTTGAAGGAGTTTTTAATCGCTCTTTAGCTAACTATTTAGAGCAATACCTTCTTGACTACGGCTTCCAAGTCAAAAAGATCTACGAGCCTATCAATGACACAACATTGAATAAACGCTGCCAACTTGCCAACTCCTACGCATCTGTAGCTAAACACTCTGTACTTGTTTCTATTCATGGCAATGCTGCCGCAGCAACAACTGCCAGAGGATGGGAGATATTTACATCACCTGGACAAACGAAAGCGGATCTGCTTGCGACTTGCATCGGAGAGCAGGTGAAGAGTAGTACACCAGGGTGGGTGCATAGAGCTGATTATTTAGATGGTGATTTAGATAGGGAGGCAAGGTTTACTATGCTTACCGGTGTATCAATGCCTGCGGTGTTGTCGGAGAATGGATTCTTTACTAATTATTCTGATGCTGGATTAATGATAGATATTAATTGGCAGCAGAGTATTGCTAAAGCGCACGCAAAGGGCATCTTAGACTACGCTGTGCAGCAAGGTGTAGTGTGGGAATAAAAAAGGCGCAAGTATCTCTCTTGCACCTCTTAAACACCTTAAACATCAACAAACACTAATTAACAACTATATCCTCTAACAACTTATTTAATAATCTAACGGCTGATTCTTTTACATCTTCTTTCTCGTTGTTTATTTTAACTACTTGCCATAACAAAGATACCATTCTTTCTGGATTCATATACTGGTAAAATTGTTTGTTTCTTTCATCTTTGGAATTGTAAAACGATACAAGTGTTGATGCGGAGGATACAACATTATTAGTCTTAATTCCTTTTGGATACTTTGCTATCATAGCCTCACAAAGTGCTATTTGCTTTTTATCCAGTCCATAGTTTTTAGCAGCCATGTGTTCCAATTTTTAGTAGTGAAAGTTTAGTTTTCTCTTGTTTCATGCGATGTTCAATAATGCCCATAAACCATTTATCTTGTTTATTTTTATCTTTTAGCGATTCAGCAATATAAATCTTTTCAAGATTGTTAAGACGTTTTCTAATAACTTTTTCCTGTATCATTTGAAATATGCTTTTGATATTAACGCTAATTGAAATGCGTCAATTTCATCTTGTGATAATTTTTTGTTTCCAGTCACTTCAAGCTTCATTCCTTTAATTACGGACATGGCATAATCCAATGTCCATTTGCTGCCTTTATCCTGTGGTGATATTCCTTTAACTGTATGTCCGTACAATTCCAACCAATCAATAGTAAATCTACTTGCTCCTTGGTTCATGCCGACATTTCGACTAATCTTTGTCCGTGCCTTACCATCAACATATTTTCTAAAGGTAATATTCTGTAAAGATGAATCTTCTACAACTACTTTTATATCCGTTGACCAAGTCAGTGCATCCCTTGCCCAGTCAGCAAGTTTCTTGTACTTTCCAAAATAAACTTTATCCTCATCAATAATACACACGGCAAATCCGTTAAGCCTCATAGATGGGTCAATGCCTACGAATTTTGCCATAAGTTATTTTTTTATTTAGAAAGTTACGTTTAAAATATTTGCTTACAAATTTTAGCAATCCAATATAGTCATAGTATTTATTTTTATACTTCCATTTACCTAATGATGGAATGTACTCAAGATTTTGTGTGCCGTAAGTCATAAACATAGTATTATCGTAAGTAGTCCTACTGTAACCATCCCACAAATTAATACCAGATAATAAATCATAGGTGATAGTATCAACTGTGTAGGTTTCGTCTGCATCATTGTAATAACGTCTTTCCAACAGTCCTTTATTAATCTTCTCAACACTCATAGAGTTATATGCAAAGAAGTGATTATTTTGTGCTGGTAAATAGGCAACTGTTAGCATAAAACAAACGGCCATTGTAAACTTGATCGGCTGTGTGCTGCTGATGTTTGTTGTAGTCGTTTCTTTAACTAACCTTCTCCTCCTTGTCCTTGGCTCTTTAATACCTATGCCGTATGCCTCTATGCCTTTCTCAATAAACTGTATTTCAAGAACATAGCCAAAGCAAATAATAGCACCAATGAAGAAAAACATAGCCCAAAACTCTGCACCAGTGCTTTGACCTTGGATGCTAAACCATAATTCTAACAATGCAATTACTGTAGCAGCAGCAGCAACACGCGGAGGATATTTACTGCGCTTGTCGGATGGATTAAGGAAATCAATAAAGACAACGGCAAATCTGCCAAACTGGAGCATTAGAGAGGCAGGAATAGAAAGTACCAGCGGAAGGGGAAGGAAGTACACATTAAGAGCTGCGGTAATAAGGTAAGTTAAAATTATACCTGTAAAAATAATCTTAGGCATTGAGGAGGTAATGTCCTGGAATAGCCATTCAAAGTTTTGGTTGTTAAAATTCTTTTTCATGTTTGTGATGTTTTAATAATTAATGATAGCAAATATACAAAGTATATTTATATATAATAATAAAATAAAAAAAAAGTGGGAAATAAATTACTTCCCACTACAAACCACTAATCACTCCTTTTGGAAAAGTTCTTCTCTGCGCTTGTGCATCTCATCTGCTGGCATAATAGTTAACTCTTTTGCGGTTGTTTCAATCCGTAGTTCTTTAAATCTTTCAATAGCCTCCGCCACATCATTAGCAGCTACACTAACAATTCCTTCTCTGTACTTTATTATAAAGCGCTTTGTTTTAACTTCCATTAGTACCATTTTTTTAAAGTGTCAACAATAAAATAAATGGCATAAGATAGTGTTATAATACCTCCAATCAATACAATGATGAGCGCAATCTCTTTGCCTAATTTCTTTTTTTCTTGTTCTGTTAGCATGTTTATCTGTTTAAATAGTTTTTACTTGCTACCGGATCTTTCCCCTGGTCTTTATATTTTGCATCTGCCTTACTCGCATAGTCGGTGTACGGCATTTCGCTAATATCGTGATAGCATATTTGCGCTATCTTCATGCCTGGGTAAATCTTTACTGGCTGTACACAAACAAGCTCCAGTGTCCAGTGTCCACGGAATCCCACATCTCCAAACCCGGCACAAACATGAATATATAAACCTAATCTTGCAAGACTACTTTTACCTTGTATAATTGGAACATGGCGAAGTGTCTCCGTATATTCTACAGTTGAGGCAAGGTATAAAATGTTTGGCTGCAAAATCATTCCTTCTTCTGGAATAATCATGGGAGCGTAGGCATTCTTCTTCCTGGTGTCAAGAATATGGTCGGTGTACATTAGCAAAGTATTGCTTAGTGTTAAGTCAACACTATTAGTACCAATGTTTGCCTCGATTAATGGCTCAATGACGATATTTTTTAAGGCAATTTCGTCAATGATTGTCTTGTCTGTTAAAATCATTTTATTTGTTTTTCTAAATTATTTAGTTCTGGATGAGTAAAATAAAACTCTGTTAGCATTGCTGCATTGCACATTAAGTGTGCTGAGTGAAGTAAACCGCTTTCAGCGTCAATCATTTCACCAAGGCGCATTGCTTCCAGGTGACGCATAGCGGAGGCAATGACAACAGAGAAGGGAAAGCCTTTCTCCCAGTTACCGGCAGGATACTTTTCTAAACCTTGTGTCCATACTTTGGCATATTCCCGTTGGGCAATAGCTGGGCAAAGGTCGTAGCGTAGCTTATTTTCATTGTGTCGCATAGCTTCTTTCATAGGTGAAATGCTTCTAAAGATAATATAAATTTATTTGTAAGTTTTAATTCATGCAGCATCTCCATTGCTATATACCTTGTTTCTGCCTGGGCATTTGCGTCAATGCGTAGCTTAAACATATTTATGTACGCGTAGAGCGATCCTGTCCAGATAAAGGTAGTATTTAAATTTAAAGGTAAGATAGTACGTGCTTGTTCTTTGC